TTTGACGACACGACCCGCCAACAGTTGCAGGTCTCTGGAACGGACGAAGTCGGATACATCCGATATCTCGATTCCCTCCAGAAGTTCGCAACTCAGAAGCCCGTCGAGTACGTCAAATGGGCAATGCAGAATCTTCGCGTCACGCCCGAACAGCTCGGAATTTCTCAGGCCCCACCTCCGACGCCACCGAAAGACCCAGCGGCAGCACAGGACGACGAAATCGCCCGCCTGTTGCAGGACCCAAAGGTGGCCCAGTTAGAGGCCCAGGTTCAAAACCTGTTGGGGATCGTCACCAAAGAGCAGCAGGCCAAGGAACAGGCAGCCAACGCCCAACGCGCCAACGCCATCAACACGCTGAACACTCACATTCGAGGGTTCCGCGAGGCGTTGGATGACAGCGGGCAGCTTCAGTATCCCCATTTCGATACCGTCAAGGCTCATATGGGGGCTCTCATGGATACCGATCCGGATCTCGCAAAGATGCCGGATGGGCCGGATAAACTCAAAGCCGCTTACGATATGGCGGTATGGGCACGTCCGGACTTGCGCCAGACCTTCATTGACAGTGAGGCGCAGAAAAGAGTCCAGGAGACGCAAAAGAAGAAGGATGCCGAACGAGCGAAGAAGGCAACGAGCGTCAAGCCCGCTGCCGGAGTCGTCTCGACAAAGCCTAAGACCAACTCTCTTGATGATGCTCTCTCGCAGGCTATGAGCAAGGCGGGCCTCTAGGTTTCAAACCCTAGATGGAGGCTTAAATGGCCATTCCGAATACCAACTATACGGAAATCATCACCACGACTCTGGACAACTACCGCGACCAGTTCGCGGATAACGTTTTGGGGCACAACATTCTCCTCAAGCGCCTTAACGGCAAAGGAAATGTTGATCCGCTTTCGGGCGGTGCGAAGATCCTCGAAAACCTCATGTATGCTGAGACCGGAACACTTTCCTGGTACAGTGGCTACGAGCAGCTTTCGATTGATGCTTCCGACGTTCTGACGTCGGCAAACTTCGACTGGAAGCAGATGAACGCCAACGTGACCGTTTCGGGTCTGGAGGAAATCCAGAACAACGGCAAGCAGGCGGTCCACAATCTCGTCAAGGCTCGCATTCAGGTCTGTGAAAAGACCATGCAGAACGCGATGGGGCGGGCGCTCTTCTATTCGAACACGGAGAACGGCGGCAAGTCGATTGGCGGTCTGCAGCATCTCGTTGCCGATCTTCCAACGTCGGGAACCGTAGGCGGAATCGACTCTCAGGCTCAGACCTGGTGGCGAAACCAGTACTACGATTTCAGCGACAATACCGTAACGGCGTCATCCACGACGATCCAGCATGCGATGAATACCACGTATCTGAACTGCATCCGCGGAACTGATGCGCCGGATCTTCTCGTCGCTGGCTCGACGTACTTCACCTACTACGAAGAGTCGCTTCAGCCGCAGCAGCGCTTTACGGATCCGAAGATGGCAGACGCCGGCTTCGTTTCGTACAAATACAAGGGCGCTGATGTCGTTTACGACAAGAACTGCTCGGCAACGAGGATTTATCTCCTCAACACCGATTACATCTTCCTGCGTCCGGCACAGGATCGCAACTTCGTCACGCTTGATCGCAAAGCAGCGGTCAACCAGGACGCTTATGTGGTTCCGATGTATTGGGCCGGCAATCTGACTTGCAGCAATCGTTCGCTGCAGGGCGTCATCACGGCTTAATCCGAGAGAGAGGAGAAAAATCACATGGCTTTGACTCTTGGAACTTGGAAAATCGTTGATGGCGTTGTCGGCGCACAGCCGATTGGCGAACTCTCGACGACCCAGCGACACTCTCTTGGCAAGATCGTTCGCGCCAAGGATGTCGGCACGACCAACTATGGCGAAGGTGAATTCATCTACGTCAAAGGCGTCGCGTCATGCGCTCAGAAAGATTGGGTAGGTATCCCGGCTGACAATTTCACGGCCGTCCGTGCGGTTGCCAACGGCAACTATCCGATGGGCGTTGCTATGGCCGCGCTCACTGCATCCTATTACGGTTGGGTGCAGATCGAGGGCAAGGCGATCGGTAATTGCCTGACGTCGTTTGCCGACAACGGTCAGGTTTACCTGACCTCGACGGCAGGCTCGATCGACGACGCTTCGGTTGCCGGTGACTTTGTCGTTGGCGCTGTAGGTGCTTCGGCAGCCGTGGTGGGCGACCTCCATGCCGAGTTCGAGCTGTCGCGTCCGTTCGCGCCGCAGCGAGTGACGGTTGCTGGCTGAGGCTCTGTGCTGCGTAGGGGCGGATCTCTTTTTGGGGGTCCGCCCTTACCTTTTGAAGGATTAAGATGACCGTCCAGATTGATCTCAAGCCGGGAATTTCACCCGACCGGATGGTCGAGAATATCAGGTCTGCGTTGAAACGTGGATTGCGGGAACTTCCAGCGTGCAAGCCGCATGGAGAATCGCTAGCGGTTGCGGCAGGTGGCCCGTCACTTTCGGACACCTATGGTATTCTGCAGAACCAAGGGCATATCGCGGCCGTCAACGGCTCGCTGAAGTTCTTGCTTGATAGGGGAATAGTTCCGGAATTCTGCGGCGTGCTCGATGCATCGCCTCATATGGCGGATGTGGTGGTTGCCGACTCCCGCGTTCGTTATCTCGTTGCTTCAAACTGCGATCCGTCGCTTTTCGACAAACTTCTGAATGCTGGATGTAGGGTTTGGATATGGCATCCGACACCGGCTAGCATCGGAACCGGCGACGGCGCTAGATTGCTTCAGGAAGCGAAGCCGGAGAACTGGCTGATGGTTGCCGGCGGCTGCACAATAGGTTTGCGGTGGGTCAATCTTGGCTATTTGCTTGGCTATCGCTCGTTTCACCTGCACGGGCTGGATTCGAGCTTTAGAGGCGACAAAACACACGCCTATGCCGATCGCAGATGCGGGGCATGGGTTGACGAAAATGCACTGGAAATTTGTGGTCGCCGGACATCTCTTAATTTTCTCCAGCAGGTCACAGACTGCGCGGCAATGATCGAACTGTTTACCGGGCCGACAGTCGAAGCGACCGAGCTTCACGTTTACGGCGATGGTCTGCTCCAGGATTGTTGGCGGCATTGGGAGAGCCACCGCGAGACAACGAGCCCATCCCGAGCGTTTCGGGAGCTTCTTGATTGTTAATCGCCTGCGTAAATGCTGGGAATTATCTCAAGCGTGGCCGGGAATACGTCGAGAAGCTGCATCGTGGCGTTCGGAGAAATCTCAACGGTTGCGAATTTGTCTGCTTTACCGATGATCTTGAACCATACGCCGATGGAATCCATAAACGGCCATTGCCGCACGACGGATTGAACGGCTGGTTCAACAAGATTGCTTTGTTCAAGGCGGGAGTTTTTCAGGGCGGCGAGCGTGTTCTGTTCCTCGATCTTGACACGATCATCGTCGGCCCGCTCGCGAAGATCGCAGCTTATGACGGCGAATTCGCAATGCTGGGGCCGTTCTTCGACAGCGTTTCGGACGCCTTCGCGGGCAATCAATCTGCGGTGATGATGTGGCGGGGCGGCTTTGGTTCTGAAATCTGGGATGCATTCCAAGCACAAGGTCTTCCGAATATTTCGGGTGGCGATCAGGCGTTCATCAATAGCCTCGATCTGAAGCCTGAAGTGCTCCAAGAACTGTTTCCCGGCTCAATTATGTCCTTCAAGCGTGAGGAAGGACGAGCGCCGATTACTGAGTCGATTGTGTGTTTTCACGGACTGCCCAGACCGCACCAATGCGGGGGATGGGTCAAACACTATTGGTCATAGATAGAGAGAGAAGGCTTCTTTGCATGATGATGGCTGCAGGCAGGTGGTTTCCCGCTAAGGATTCAACGCACGTCGTTGGACGCTTTGTTGATGGGGAAGCCACGGACATCAAAAAATCGGAAGAGCGCGGAACGACTGTCTATAAAGCGGTTCCGATCCTTGAATCTAAGATTGTTGGCTCGCACGATATCAGCGCCCAACGCGTGAAGGATGGCAACAGAGACGAGCTCGTCGCGCGCTTTCCCGGTGCTTGGGAAAGCTATCTTGAAGAAAGCGCAGCGCCCCAGGCTAAGCCAGAAACAATATCGGCCATCGGCACGCCGATCTCTGAACTCGATTTCATACCGAGGCAGAATCTGACGTGGCTTCGGGAACTCGGCTTTTCGACTGCGGAGCAGATCCGCGATATGTCCGACACTGTTGCGCAGGGATTAGGCCGTGGCGCCATTACCTGGCGCAAGAAGGCCAAGGATTTCTTGGAACGCACCTAACCGTGTGAGAGCAAACATTATGGCTGGTATCCTAAGCCTCCTTCTTTCCAACCCGCACGGATCAGGGGATTCTCCTCTGAAGTTCGGACAGAGCGTTGGAGAAATCCGCAATCAGGACGACCCCTATTATGGGACTGGCGGACCTTCGATCCCGGCCAAGCTCGCTTATCTCCTGAGCGGCGCACAGATGGCCGGAGAAGGGCTCCAGAGCGCGCGTGAAGGATCTCTGGCGGGTGATCCAGTACGCGCTGCCGGTGGACTTGGGGAAGCTGCTCTTGCTGCCGTGCCGGGCATGGGTAAAGCAGGAGAGGCTTTAGTCGCCACCGCTCCCAGATTGGCCGCGATGTTGACGGCCGGCACGGTTGCGCCGATGGCTGCGGAAGGTGCGTTCAGTTCAAGTCCTGCCTCTGCGGCGGAGACGAGCAACCCGTTGCCGGGGCTTTATGCTGACCGGCAACGGTTGAGCAATCAGATCGCACAAACGACAAAAGCCAGAGACATCGAAGGACGAACTGGCAAAGGACCTCATTATCGCGATCTTGATGCTCAAGTCCAAAGTCTAACAACTCAGCTTGGCGGACTGGATCAGATGATCCGTCATAATGAGGATGCCAACTCTCCAGAACATCAGCAGGATTTGGCACAACGACAGAAACAGATCGACGACCAGAACGCCAAGGCGGAACTGGACAAGCCGTTTCAGGAGCGACACCCGTATATTTCCCTTGGGATGACCGCAGCAGCACCGTTCGTGGCGGCTGGTACTTCACGATTTGCACTCGGTAAGATCGCCCAGCAGGGCAAAAGCCTTCTCGCTGAATTGCTTCAGGCACGACAGGCCGGAGATGTTCCGGCGATGCAGGAAGCCGCCGCACGGCTTGAGAGTTGGCGCTCCACGGCTTTGCCCAAGCAGGCGGCCTCGGTGGTCATTCCTGCGACCTTCCCTGTGGATGCTCGCGCAACCGGGGACGCGATTGATAAATATTCCCTGCCGCCAGATTCAAAGGCGCAGAAAGCCGCCGCGGCCCGTCTCGATGATCCGGTGCAATATGCACGCGATGCCGTCCCGGCGTTGGCTCAGGGGCTTATCTATAGCGGTCTGGGAGCTAAATTTGCGCCAAGCGCACCAAGAGGCGACGCCAAAGCGATGGGCGGCCTTTATGGGAATAAGGACTCGGCAACGCTATCGCAGATTCTGAAAGAGGGCGCTGATGCGAGCGCGAGCGTTCAAGGTCCGATTGGGCGCGCGCAGAAAGCTCGTCAAGCTCGCGAAACAGCCGTTGACTCTGCCGATCAAAGAAATCAGCAGCTTGATAGTGGCGCCGAGCTTGTTGGAGAAGCTGCTGGCGATGCGCCTCAGTCATCGCTGCCATCTGAACCGCCTCATCATTCGTTCTTCCAACCTCGGGACAAAAACAACCGCTTCAGCGGTCCTCCCAAGAAGCCCAAGAATGATAATTAATCTCAATGCACGGATGGTTCAAACGATCTTTGATCTTGACTTTTTCGGGGGTCAGGAAACGAAGCAGAAAGGCATGGCTGCCACCAAAAGGTAGCCATCCAATCATCGCGGCACTTACCCCTCACGTCCGGGTCGGTAAACCAGAGCGCCAGCCAGAGAACTAAGGCGACGACGACCCAACCAACGAAAATTCTGCAGACAATCATCCCCGCCCTGAACAGGCGAATGCGGAGGCTTGCCCTTGGCTCTGATAGATATTTGTACGAATGCCTTAAGGGCAATTGGCGGTGTTGAAGTGCCTTCGTCATTTGTCGGCAACGGCAACCTGACAGCCAGACAATGTGTGGCCTTGGTGATGGAAGGTGGAAGTTCCCTCGAAAGAACCAACCGGTGGTCGGCCCTTATCGATACATATACCTTTGACACGGCCGCCGATACCGCAAGTTACGATTTGCCGGATGATTTCCGCGCTTTTGCTAACATGTCCCAATGGGACCGGGCCAATAACCGGCCTTTGATGGGGCCGACATCGGGTCAAATCTGGCAGTTCCTAAAATCCGGGATTGCTCAAGGCGCTACGATCGACCGCTGGTTTCGCGTTCAGGGCGGCAAGATGTTCATCCATCCGACTCCTACGGCGGATGGAGATACGATCGCCTTCGACTACTATTCAAAGAACTGGATCATCCGGCAGACGGATTCTGCCACAACCCGCACCTTTCAGTCGGACAACGATACGTTCCGGTTCGATGAAGATATTCTGACCCTCGACCTCAAATGGCGATTTCTTCAGGCCAAGGGCTTTCCATTCGAAGCCGAATACAAAATCTTCGAAGCAACGCGAGATGAATGCCTGGCTGATGACGGCGGCAAGGGCCGGATCAATCTCGGCCAGCGTTACGTTCAGTGGTCGGGGATTCCCGACACGGGCTTCGGTGGAGGGACGTCCTGATGTCGTTGCTTCTCACCAACGGCAAACTCCCTCAGATCAAATACCGCCCAACACAGTTCCAGCAGGGCGGATCGGTCTCGGTTCCATCTCCTTATGGCGGGATAAATCTCAGAGAGGATATTACCGCCTTACAGCCGAATGAAGCACGCGTACTTGAAAATTTCTTTCCGTCATCCGGCACGACGCAGCTTCGCCCGGGGTTTGCGGAATTTGGTACCGGGATGGGGACCGGCGAGGTCAAAACCCTTGCGGCCTATTCCGGACCCTCCGCATCAAAACTTATCTCGGGAGCCAACGGCAAGCTATTTGATGTCACAACAAAAGGTTCCGCGACATCACTCAAGACGAGCCTGACGGAAGATCGTTGGCAGACTCAGTGCTTCAACGGACATCTGTTTTTCGTGAACGGCAGCGATTCCCCGGTGGATTATGATGGGTCAACCGTCAATACCACCTCATGGTCTGGGACCGGCCTGACCAATAGCAATCTGATCAACGTCGCGCTCGTTCGTAACCGGATGTGGTTCTGCGAAAAGGACTCGGCTGACGTTTGGTATGGCCCGATTGGTGGCATCCAGGGAACGCTGACCAAGTTCCAGCTCTCGCAGATCGCGTCCGGCGGCTACTGCATGGCCATTGGCTCGTGGTCGCGGGATGCAGGAGACGGAGCCGATGATTTTACCGTGTTCGTCATGTCTACCGGCGAAATCCTCATTTATCAGGGTGATCCAGCAACCACGTTTTCGATCCAGGGAAGATACGCGACGGGCGCGGCTCCGGTCGGACGCCAGTGCATTTTCCGCGTCGGCGGGGAACTCATTGTCATTACGCGATTAGGCCTGTTGCCTGTATCGGCGGCGGTATCGGCGCCAAACAACAACGGAACGCAAGCCCTAGACCTTTCGCAGCTCAACCCGTGGGGAAAGATCGCGAGCGATATCGTCTCCGATGCAAAGCTCGATGGGGATAATCCAGGCTGGCACGGCAAAGTCCACGAAGGCGTGATTTATATCAACGTCCCGCAGAGTACGGGAGTTCTCTCGAAACAATATGTCCTGAACACAAGAATTGGCTCGTGGACGACGTACAAAGGCTGGAACGGATCGAGTTTTGAATCCTTCGGAAACGCCCTTTATTTCGGCGCGCAAAGAGGTGGCGTCGTCAATCTCGTCGGGGCCGCGGACGACAATGGAACGCAGATCACGGCCAAGGCAAACTGCGCGTTTTCCCTCCCGAGCGGGCCAAGCAAGACCAATCTCTTCACCGCCATCCGTCCGAAGATCCAGGCCAACGGCGCCGTCTCGGGATTGATTGGTGTCGATACCGATTACGTTATCCGGTCTTTGGTCGGAGATACGGTCGATCTTTTGGCCGACACGTCCACGACGCCCTGGGGGTCGCCGTGGGGGTCTCCGTGGGGGCAGCCGAACCAGTCACAGCCGCAATGGTTCACCATACAGGGTCAAGGCCGGGCGGTCTCTGTTCGCATGACGGTCACATCGAATTCGCAGGACCTCGAATGGTATGCGACCGATCTTCTGATGAAGCCCGGAGGTATCAAATAATATGCCAAACTATGGGCCACAGGATCGTGAAAGCGTCAATGTCGAGGACAGGCGAGGCGAAGGGCTTCTCACAGGCGCTCTAAGTGATTACTTTGACTACAGCAGCGTTCCCGCACAAGCAAGCGCGCTTTGGTCTCTCGTCTATAACAAGCTTCGCCCTGGATTAACGCCGGATGCATTACAGGAGGGGCAGCGCCAATTGGGGGCGATGCTTCCTGGGCGCTCCCTCGAAGGGACACAGCCTACATCTTTGACGCCAGAGCCTTATCGGCAAGCGGCATCGCCATTCGCTACCGCCGCGAATGGAGCTGGCATTAGTGGCGCGGCTCCAACGCTATCGCAATTGCTTCGCGGCATTAAGTGATCGTCCAAGCCTTTGGCGATCAGGCTCAAAGAGCGATCGCCTATCTTGCAAAGCGCCTGGAGGTTTCTCCCGGCGCTCTGACGGCTACGCCTTACACGGTCTTTCTCGCCTGCAAAGACACCGACGCCACGGGCGTCATTCTCTACAAAAACTATTCATCCGGTGACATCGAAATGGTGTGCGCGGGCGAACCCGGTTGGGTGACGCCTGGCGTTCTGAAATTCGTCTTTTCCTATCCCTTCGAACAATTGAACTGCAACCGCATCACCTGCCTTGCACATCGCAAGAACAAGGCGATGCGCGGATACCTCGAACGGATGGGGTTCAAACTCGAAGGCGTGAAACGTAAGGCGCTTAACGGTGCCGACTTGTGCATTTATGGACTGCTAAAGGGTGAAAAACGATGGGGCTGAAACCAGACGCGCCAAAACCGCCGGATCCGACAAAAACGGCGAACGCGCAGCTCGGGTACAATACGGGCGCGGCGCAATCGACGATCAACATGAACTCGCTCGATCACAACGGCCCGTTTGGTTCTTCGACGTTCACCCATGACGCCAATGGCAATGTGACAGGCGAGAACACGTCGCTGTCGAGCGCATTGCAGGGCGGCTCCAACAACACGCAGAACAACTTTTCAGCCTTGACCGGAAATCTGCCAACGGCGCCGATCAACTTCGACAACAACACGGTCGGAAATATCGTCAAGAACAACTACGACGCTTATTCAGCCTTGCAGCAGCCGGGCCGGGATCAAACGCAGAAGAACCTTGACGTAACGCTGTCAGACCGAGGCATCCCGATCGGCTCTGAGGTCTATAACGATGCGCAGGGAAACCTCGACCGGGCAAACTCTCTGGCAGATCAGAACGCGGCGGCAGGCTTCCTGAACGCTGCCCCGGGCCTACAGTCACAGCTCGATGCCAACACTATCGGCGAATACAACGCGCCATATACGACGGCCGCAAGTTCTCTTGGCCTTCTCTCAGGACTGAATGGCTTGGTGTCGCCTGCACCTCAAGGCTCAGCGTCGGTCTCAGCCCCGAACTACTCCGGAATCGTTCAAGACAACTTCAATCAGCAGAACCAGCAATATCAAGATGAGCTGGGTGGGATTGGCTCGCTGGCAGGGGCGGGGCTTGGACTTCTGACAGCACCGTTGACTGGAACGAAGGGCCTTTCGAACTCTCTGCTCGGCCGTGGCGTTTCGACCCTCTTTAACTGATCGGAGATCACGTCATGTCCATGCTCTCTGATATTCTCTCAAATCTCGCAGCCGGAGGAACCGGGACGCCGAACTCCGCGACGGCGGCCGTTCCTCAGTCTCCTGTCGCGCCAAATTACACGCCGCAAGACGCGATCACGCAGCAATACAGTCTCGCCAACCAGTTGCGACGCGTTGCGCCAGCCAGGAGCTGGGCCGGAGTTGCTGCCCAAGGCCTCGGAGCCATAGGTGGCAACCTTGTCCAGGGCGATGCGGACAATGCGCTGGCCGCCAATCAGGCGGTACGCAAATCAGACATCTCCAATGCTGCAAACGCGACCGATCTGCCATCACTAGAAAAGAGCCTGATTACGGCGCAGACGCCGGACATCCAAACGCTTGGGTTGAGCACGAAGATCAAGCAGATCAGTGATGACCCAAACAAAGCGTACCGGGTGAGGGCTGCGCAGGCGGTCCAGTATGGGCTGCAGCCCCAAACTCCAGAATATCGCGATTTCGTTCTAACGGGGAAACTTCCCGGAATGTCCGGAGAAGGCGCATATGGAAAAACCGGCGCGATTTTCCAAGGGCAGGACGGAAAGTATTACTCAATCCAGTTCGGAGCCAACGGCAAGAAATTGATCGAGCCCATTGCTGCAGGCGACGTTGCTTTGACGCCCGCACGCGGTGTTTCGGAAGTTGATACTGGAACGGGAACTCAGATCATCGACAAGGCCACAGGTCAGCCTGTGCGTTCCATTAACAAGGATATCGCAGGCGTCGCCACGCAGAAAGATCTGGGCAAGGAAACGGCCGCTGCGAAGGTTGGCCTCCCGACAGCGTTAAACAATGCCGACAAGATCGTGAGAACGATAGATTCAGTTATCAATGATCGTTACCTGTCGCACATGGTTGGGCCCATAAATGGCCGGTTGCCTAACCTCAGCAGTCGATCTCAAGACTTGCAATCTAAGATTGATCAGATTGGCGGCCAATCATTCCTGCAGGCATATGGAACGCTCAGAGGTGGTGGCCAGATTACCGAAGTCGAAGGGGCGAAGGCGACAGCCTCACTCAACCGGCTTCAGAACTCGAAAGTTGGATCTCCGGAATGGATCGCGGCGGCGAAGGAATTCCGTAACGATGTTCTTGACCTTGCGGAGATCGCGAAGCGCAAAGCCTCCGGGAATTTCACGCCATTGCCAGCACCGCATATCGGAGCCGGATCCCAGTCAACGATCACGCCCGCGGCTGTTGCTGCGTTAAAGGCCAATCCATCTCTGGCAGATCAGTTTGACGCCAAGTATGGCGAAGGCGCCGCGGCTCAGGCTCTTGGAGCGCAATAATGGCGAACTTCTTCGATCAGTTCGACGCTCCGGCCGCGTCCGGGAATTTCTTTGATCAGTTCGACGCGGTGCAGCCCGCAGACGAACAGCCGAAGCATCTCGATCAGTCGTACTTGGCAGGCCTCGCTCGCACAGCATTAGGGCAGGGCACAGCCTTTGGTCTGGGAGATGAAATTGCAGCCGGGGTGCGATCTCTCGTTGGTCGCGAAAACTATAGCGATGCGCTCAAAGATGAGCGGGCCAAAGTCAAACAATTCGAAGACGAACACCCGGTTGTTTCCACCATCGGAGAACTCGGGGGCTCATTGGCCACTCCGGGACTTGGTCTGGCGCTCGGTGGCATCAAACCCGCAGCTACTGTTCTTGGGAAGATCGCACAAGGCGCAAAAATCGGTGCGGGGTTAGGGGGCGCTTACGGCTTTGCATCGTCCGAGGGTGGCGACGGAGACATCATTGATCAGATCGAAAACCGCGCGACAGGAGCGCTTCATGGAGCGGAAGCGGGGGCGTTGCTGGGCGGCATCGTTCCGGCAGCAGGAGCAGTCGCAGGTAAAGTCGTCAATGGGGTCAAGAATACCGTTTCCCCGGCCATAGCGCGCCTTACAGGCGGAGTTGAAAACGCTGCCGACGAAGTCATGGCTTCGCGCCTCCGGGCTGCTGGCGAAGATCCTGCTGCGTTGCGTGACCAGTTGGTAGCGGCAGATAGGGCAGGCACATTCTATGGTGGCGGTAAATCCGCAAGCGTTACGGAAAGTCCGCTCGCGTTAGCCGATCTCGCTCCCTCTCTTCAGAAACTGGCCGGTTCCGCGTCTCGATCCTCTGACGAAGCTGCAACGCGTGCCGATGCATTCATAAATTCCCGCCAGACGGGAACTCCGCCACGTTCGCTTGCGGGGATGGACGCCATCGCGGATTCAGGTCTCACGACAAGAAATCCGCTTGCGCCGCTAGAAAAGAACGCAGAACCAGCAGGACAATATGAACGAGTGAAAGACGCGTTAACTCGCGCCATGACGCTCAAGGACAAGGACTTCCACGACTTCGGTGAGAATGCCTACCGGACCGAGCAATCCATGATGGATGCGCTCAAAACGAAATCCGATCAGCTTTATGGAGACGCAAGAAACGCATCCCAAAATTACAACATTCAGCCGGTTATTCGTCCGATCATTAAGAAAATAGCGAATGAAGCCGCAGACGCGCCGATTGGCGAAGCAACTCTGATCCGCAAAGCACTTCGTCAGTTTTCCACCGGAAACGGTGAGGTCGTAACGTCGCTCGATGGCTTCGATAAGGCGAAACGTGCGGTCGACGGATTGATTGGGCGCGCCAGAACCGCAGGCGACAAGAACGCAGAGCGTGTTTTGACCGGTATCAAGAACGATCTGATTGCGGCAGTTGATTCCATCCCGGACCAACAGATAGGCGACAAATACAAGGCCGCACGGAATTATTTCTCCTCTCAGATGGATATGAAGGATGCGATCGATTTGGGCCGTGCAGCGCTGAAAGAAAACTCGGACGTCGTTGCTGACCAATTCGCGGGTTTAACGGAAGGACAAAAAAAACTCTTCCGTCTGGGACTGATCGAGTCCTTCGAAGCCAACATGGGCCGGGCCAAACGCACAAATGATATTACGCAAGCCTTCGAGACACCGCGGGTGCAAGAGTTGTTGCGCGAGGTCATCCCCCGCAGTGAGAAGGCTGGAGCCACATTTGCAGATCGTCCAGAACGGTTTGGTGATTTCATTGCCAATGAAAAATCAATGATCAACACCCGCAACAAGGTGCTGGGAAATTCTGCCACTCAAGAACGCGCAATGGATGATGCGAAGTTTACACGCCAAGGCCTTGGCCAGATGATCGATGGCCTGCGCGGTTCAGGCTTGGTCGGAATAGCTTTGGAAGCCGCAACATCGGCCGCCAACAAGGTGTTCGGCTTGCGAGAAGACGTTGCCGCCGAAATTGCGAGACGCCTGTTTACCGCAGACCCGCAACAACGTGAAATTATTCTGCAAAGACTCGAACAGAAGTACGGGAAGCAGAAACTTCCTCAGTTCATGTCGGCGCTGTCAAAAGCATCTCTTGTTGGCACGTCAGCAGGCGCAGGACAGGCCGGACGCAACGTTTCAGAACAGCCTCTGAGCGGCGGAATAGGTCCCCGATACGACGCAAACGCGAACTTGCTTCCGGGTCAATAAATGTCACGAGCCAATAAAGCTGTCTACCACCCTCACGGCGATTCCGACGACTTCAAAACCGTAGAAGATGCCCTTGATTCATTAGATGACAGGGTAACGCAGAACGAAACAGATATTGGAACGTCGCAAACTGATATTACGACACTACAGTCCGACATGACGACTGCTCAGACTGATATTTCAGATCTACAGGCGCAACAGGAAGTCATCGACTTCACCATCGAGTCTCCGGACAACCAGGATTACCTGTTCGAGATCGACGCGCCTTATGGCTACACGATCACCCAGGTTGATAGCGGTTGCCGCTCCGGGACATGCACGGCAACAACCAAGATCGGCGGCACGGCTTTAGGCGGCGGGGCAAATTCCGTCTCGACAACGCTGCAGAGCAAGACGCATTCGACAAATAACACCATTGCGGCGGGTGGAACGTCCGTCGTGACGATTTCATCGAATAGCTCGTGTGCGGGCTTGCGTCTCGTGTTCTGGATTACCCGAACGTGAGCTTACGCCGACGGCATATTTGCTATGGCGGAAGGCCGAAGTTTAAATTTAAAACTTCAGCTTCATTTAGCAATCTCTCAGGCGCGGGAGCGACCGTAACGCTGCCTAGTTCTATCAGTGACGGAGACCTTGTAGTTATATGGGATACTGTAAGTGCTTCAGGCTCTGTTACCTTAAAGAAATTATCAGACTTTACGACAGCTGTTTCCGATACCTTTAGCGCTAAGGGATTCGCAGGAGCTATATTTAGTTATAAATATGCAAGTGCTTCAGATGCGGGGAGGTCTTATACAGCAAGCACCGGTTCTGGAGCGGTTTCAGTTGTTATAGTTCTTGTATTTTCAGTAGTCGGAGGAAAATTTTCAAGCTGCAGTTCTGGCGATCCTTCAATAGATCTGGGATCCGGCGGCACGCCTCCGGCGCAATCAATTACAGGTTCAACCCCGCCTTCAATCGCGTTTGGTCTATTTATGCAGGTGGGAGGAATTAGTTCTACATTTAGTCCAGCGGCAGATGCATCGGTAAGCGCTGGAGGTGGATTTAGCCAGGATGTCAAAATATCGTATAAGGTATTTGATAATACGGCTGTAAATGAAAGCATAACTTTAGGCGCAGCAACCGGTAAAAGTTGCTTAGCTGGTTGCTATATAAACGGAACTCCTTAAAGGGGTTTAATAGGCTTTCCCGTTGGTCACGGGACGCGCCAAGCGGCGCTGTTGCCTCAGTCGGTTTCACTCAACATCAGCACGACAACGAACTCAACGGTGGCGCCCGCCAAGGGATCGTCGGCTGCATCGCGGCTTTCAGATAAGGCAATAACCCATGAGCTTCTAGCTCAGGGCTGCTTACACGTCTCTCTCATCAAAATTCGGAGATTACCATGCCCTGGACTGGCAGTTCCGGCTTGCAGTTCTTTCAGCGTACCGATGGCACAAGAACGGGCGCAGAGACGTGGCAGGAGGCCGACGCGGCTGGCGTCGATATCATCACGACAGACCATGACACGCACGACCAGGATATGGCTGACGGCATCTCATCCTGCCTTAAAAACGACGGCGGTAACTCAGCCACCGCAAACATTCCAATGGGCGGGTTCCGTTTTACAAACCTTGGGCAAGCGATCAGTCGGACAGACTCTATAAGAGCGGGAGACGTCCAGAACAACCGGATGAGCTATTGCACCGTGTCCGGCACGGCCAATGCAATCACACTGACGAATACCGTTCCGATTTTAACCTATGCCGCGGGGCAGGAATTTCGCTTTCAAGCAAATCTATCAAACACCGGAGCCGTCACGGTTGCTGTTGATGGTCTGGCGGCGAAAGCAGTAAAAGTTGCTGGAACTGCTCTTTCAGCCGGCCAGATCGTAGCGGGCGCGTGGGTTATTGTCGCGTTTGACGGAACAGACTTTGAAATGGCCGTTGGAACGACTCCTGCCGCCGTTTCCGTCGGTACCGTTATGGCGTGGCCGATGCCGACTGTTCCGGCAGGCTGGCTTGAGTGCGATGGTTCGGCCATATCGAGAACGACATATGCGGCCCTGTTTGGCGTGATTGGCACGAGCTATGGAACAGGAAACGGAACGTCAACCTTCAACCTTCCGAACTATAAAGATGAGTTCCTGAGAGGCTTCGATGCGTCAGGAACCGATGCGTCATCAAGAACAGATCGCGGTGACGGGTCAACCGGCGCAAAGGTCGGTACGAAACAGGCCGATGATTATAAACGGCATAATCACACATTCACGGGTACACCCGTTCCTGACCATACGCACGATGTCAATTATAGGTCAGCTGGCGGCTATAACTCAGATGCATCCCATGCGCTGCTCGATCCTGGAACTCCCAACATTATCGGTGGCTCTGCAATCGTCATTCAGGCCGCGGGCGGACATACGCCTGCCGGCACGATTTCGAATTCTCCTGCAACGGGCGGCACAGAAACACGTCCCAAAAACGTCACCGTTAAGTGGATCATCCTTGCCCTTCCGTCTGCTTTCGTGGCAACGGCGCAGGTTGCTCCATTTTTCTCTCGTCTGACAACGGACCTCACCGGGACAAACGGAACGGCCGCTCAGGCTGCCTTCGCCTCCGGACAATCCTCATTCACATCGCCAGGTTCGACGTCTTATGAATTTGATGCGCTGATTTACATCACCCGAGCGGCCGGCACGACATCGCACACCACGTCGTTCCTGTTCGGAGGAACGGCAACGATTGGTTCCATTCTGTACGCGATTGAATCGACGACGACGACCGGTGCGCCGACATCTACGACCAACAGCCAACAGCTTGTCGCAACGGCTGCGACAGCCACAGTGGTAGCAACCACATCGACATCCGCAACGGAAAACATCGTCCTGAAGCTCAAAGGCACGATGACGATTTCAGATTCTGGCACCGTCATTCCGCAGTTCCAATATAGCGCCGCGCCTGGTGGTGCTCCGACTGTCAAAGCCGGAAGTTATATCAAGTTCACGCCGATGGGATCTGACACAGATGCTTCCTTCGGACTCTGGTCATAAACAGGGTGCGCGTTTTCAGAAGCGGGGAGAAACCGCGCGATGATTGAATTGGTCGTTACCGTTTGTTCCATTTTACATGGAGCACACTGCCGGGAAGTCTCGCTGACATTCGCAGAATTATCTTTGATGCAGTGCCAGATCGGCGTCGGCGCGCAAATGCAAATCATGGAGTGGGGCCGGGCGCATCCAAACTGGCGTGTTGAGCGATACCGCTGCCAGATTCCGGGGACGTTCGCGAAGCTCTGAACGTGTCGTGAGTTTCGAGGTTTGACGCCATATCTAATCGATATGTCGTTCTGATGCGCAGACGCGAGCGCATGTGTTCCAATTCGTCGAATTTCTGAACATATCGGGGGTTGACCATGACCGACGCACCGGCAGCGGCCGAGGTGCGCTTTCACGCGTGTCTTGCCGAAACGCTGAAATGGGAAGGCGGATTTTCAAACGATCCGTACGACCCCGGCGGCGCGACGATGAACGGCATCATCCAAAAGGAATATGACGCCTATCGCCTGCGGAAAGGACTTCCGAAGCAGAGCGTGCGCAACCTCTCTCCGGCGGAACGAGATGAGATCTATCGCACCAAGTATTGGGACGAGGTCAACGGCGACCGCCTGCCTCCGGGCGTGGATTTGATCACGTTCGACTTTGGCGTTAACGCGGGACCGCCTCGCGGCATCAAGTGCCTTCAATCTGCGCTTGGCGTAGCTCCTGACGGCCATATGGGCGAGATTACGCAACGAGCCCTATCAACATGCGATCCCGCTCAGGTCGTTGCGAGAATGGGCGATTACCGGCGTTCCTATTACCGCTCGCTGAAAACCTTCTGGCGGTTCGGGAACGGGTGGCTCTCGCGCGTCAATGGAACAGAACATGTTGCCTTGACGATGGCCGGCAGCGTTCCTCAGGTCCCGGTTGCAACGATCGTTCCGCTACCCGACGCCGACGCGCAGAGCGTCACGCAAGGCAAGGCTGAGGTTCCGCCTCCCGCATCGACCGTTTCGACTTCAACGGGACAGGCGGCCGGAACGGCAGGGATCGCCGGAAACGGCATTATCGGCGTGCAGGTCGCTCAGGCGGCACAGCAAGCCTACTCGCCTCAGCATGGCATGGACTTCGGTCTGTTCCTTCTGGCGCTTGCCTCCAATCCAATGACGTGGGCGGGCATCGCGGTCGTCGTTGCGGCCTGTGTCGCTTGGGCGGAACGCGCCAAGATTCTGCATCGCGAGGCTACATGATCATCTGGACATGGCTTGTCGGGCGCGTCGGACAATGGGCGGCTGGCGCGATCGGCATCGGCTTGCTCATGGCGCTCGTCACGGGAGCAGGCGTTCTTGCCGTCTCATGGATCAAGGCTGGAAACGATGCGGCGTGGCTCCGATCGATCAACAACGCAACGGTCGAGGCCACCGCGAAGTCAAACAAGGCTGCACAGGCCGAACGGGAGAAGGCAGAGGCCGACAAGGCCGCTGCTCTTGATCGCGTCCGCAGTCTCGAGAACGAGCTGCACGCGATGACGGACGATCCGGTTTGCTTCCCGCAATCCATCGCACGGAGTCTCAACCGATGAAAGCGATCGCATACTTTGCAGCAATGTTGGCGATCGTTGTCTCCGGTTGCAGCGGAGACGGCCCGGTCGTCATGACCTCACTCGCATCGGCCCCGACCGAGTGCACGTCATCTGATCCGCACTGGACAGAACTGCCTGATTCCGACGTGACCCGTTCGCAAGCGGCACGGAATTATCAGAGCAACAAAGAAGCGTTTAAGTCGATGCGTTCCAACCGAGCCATTTGTCGTGCAGGGCTCAAAGCTGCGATGAGGAAATAGAGCATGAAAAGCGATGAAGTCATCCAGAAAGCCGAAGCCGAAGTGGCCAAGGCTGAAACGGCGGTGATCCGCTGGTCTAAAGCTACATGGGCATGGGCCAAAACACTCCCGGCAAAGTTCCGGGCGTCGTCGCTCAAAACCAAGGCAATAGCCGTGGTCGCCGTGATCATCGCTTTGATGGTGATCTTCGACGGGGTTCCATCGCAAAGCACCGTCACGGCAATGGTCCCGGATTACATGACCCGCGCTCAAGTCCGACAGATGGTTTCGGATGGGGATGCGACGACACTGGCCTATGCCCGAGCCAGTGCCCCGACGCGATCCGAGTTTAACGATCTCCAAGCCCAAGTGCAGAAGCTGAACGCACAAGCCGAGGCGATCGAGGCAAAGCTTTCATCGCAGATCACCACCGGCTCTCTCCCAAAGAAAGCTCCTGTTCGCAGATACGTTCGTAAACCCGCGTCGTCGTCCTGGTTAGACCTACCGTAACCGGGGAGGCGATCATGGCTTCATTTGCGGAAATAGCCGCCGACTATCTGGAGCTTAGAGAGGGCGATGGCGAACGGGTATCAAATCGACCCTCTGGGCATCATGCTGGAAACGGTCCTGGACTTGAAGGAAGCATCCGGCCGGATCGAGCAAAGGCTGGAGGACGGGAAAGAATTTCATCACGAGGTCCGGAGCACGTTGAAGGATTACGGCGGCCGATTAACGGTTCTGGAGCAGCGCCGGGACGACGACCGATTATTCTCGACGGTTCTAAAGTGGGCCGGACGGCTGCACCGCCTCTGGCCTCTCCTGTTCCTACTAATGAATCTAGCCCTCGCGATTGGACTGCATGTCCCGGCTGGAGTGCAAGAGTTTATGGCGCACTCGAAGCCCGAGTGATCCGCTACGCGTGCATCGGCAGTGGGTGTTTGATCCTGCTCCTATTCGTGGTCCCCAAATTATGAAAACCTTGCTCGCTATCGTGGCGCTGGTTGCTCTCTCAGCCCCGGCCAACGCTCTTGAATCCATGTGGGAGGAAGGCGCACACCTCCGGGTCGTTCGTCGCCAGTGCGCGCCGAAACGCGTGCACCACCGATCGCATAGGCCTCACCACATTCGCCCGAAGGAACCGGTTCGGGTTGTGGTCGATCCTCCACCCCCTGTCGGTGTCGGTGCGCTCTGCGTGGATCGAAGGGTTGACGTCGTATCGACGCCACGCCAGACGATCGACAAGGCCAAGGATGATGCGCAAACCCAATGGCGGGCCAAAACCCAATTCCTCGCTGGCGGCGTCTACATGGATCCAAGCCTATCCGAGGATCAGAAATGGCTGTGCTCGATCACGGATGCTCGGGACGCCGCATCGGGTAAACTGTCGGAAGCGTCTGGCGCACTGCTTGGTCATTCAGGAGAGCTTTACCGCTGCTATTTCTCAGCCCGCCCTTGCCGGTCGGATATGCAGACAGATGAGGATACGGATCCCGGAGACGATCGCTAATCCAAGAACTCCCGCTAGAGCAACTCCTCCGCTCCGCTCTTAGCCGGGTTGCCCCGTCGCTGGCCCTTTCCGCTGGGCTGGTGACGGGGCGTTTTTTTGCGTTTTAGGCGTGTTTGCGTTCCCAATCTTCGCAAGCCCTCAAACTCTCCTCGGTCACATCAATTAGGTAATCCTCATCGTCGGTCACACCTGAAGTCGGGCAGTGGACACGCGGAGCACACTTCACCTCCGCTTCTTTGGCAGTGACCGCGCCGCACGTTGGACATGGAACTCGGCGCCATACCAATTTCGGTTTCCGCGTCATTCTTCCCCCTGCTGTGTTCCCTTTAGGTGGTGGTAGTCAGCCTTTCCCAAGGCGCTGCACGAACTCAGTCATCAATGCCTTGAGGTCATCATATGACCGGCTTGTCCATATGGGATAGAAGGCGTCATCTCGCGCGCAATGGATCGCGTAGGCGAGCGCCGCACCGATGATGTCTCCAAACATCTCTTTCCTAGGTCCATGCGCGGCTGTGTGCGTCTCAAAAACCTTGGCCTGGGCTTCGGACAGTACAACCTTATAGAGGTGCCATTTGGGTATGCCGAGCGTCCGACAGATGTCCGCCACAGTGGACGCGTCCGCCTTGCGTGCCGCATCATCTGCAACTCGTCTGCGGAAGGCTTCAATGACCTCAGACTCTGTTGGTGGATTTTGTTGGGACTCGATGCGTGACGGTTTGTCTTCGTTCCGGTTCGTTCTGTCCACGTTCCAGCCCTTGCTATTCACTCTAAACCACTGTACCTGCGGGCCTCGGGGGCCCGTAGCTCAGCGGTAGAGCATCTGACTTTTAATCATTCGCGATTATGACTTATTTGCTTTGTTTTTCAAAGCGGTAAAACGCACGATTTTCTGTGTGTTGGTGCTTATTGTGGGTAGGTTGCGCATCGCTTCTTGCACTTCGGAATCCACGACGTGCGCGTACCTCATCGTCGTTTCAATATCCGCATGACCGAGGATGCGCTGTACAACCTCAACCGGCGTTCCCGCTTGACGTGCCCACGTCGCCGCTGTGTGCCGGAGATCATGCCAGCGAAAATCTAGCAGGCCCGATTTCTTGACGGCGGCTTCGAAGTTCTTTCGGGCGTTGCGACCGTCGAACACATAGCGCCCCCGGCGTTCGCAGCGAGCCAGCACGTTCATAGCTTGCTCCGACAGCCATACCGTATGCCGACGACCGCCCTTGGCCGTCACAATGGCATTGCCAGCGTCAAGGTGGACGTCCTCCCACACTAGCCCGAATGTCTCGAACTTGCGCGTGGCGGTGTAGAGCGACCACTCCACGGCCAACGCCGTGCGCGGTGCCATCACGTCAATAAGGCCGCGCGCTTCATCTATGGATATGTGCCGAACTCGTTTGGCCTCGTCTTCGAGGAAATCCGCCCAATCTATCTCTTGCGTTCGCTGCTTCCACTTTTTGGCAGCCTTCTTGTGCATGGCCCGCCAGACAGCCAGCGACCGGTTTAGAGCGTAGTTGCCGCCGCCTTTGTCCAGATAGGCTTGAACGTAATCGTTGACCTCCGCATCGGTGACGTCTTCGATCAGCATATCCTTTTCGATGAGAGCCAAAATTCCAGCAATGTAGCGTTCGACCTCGACCTGCCAGCGCGGCGACAGCTTTTTTAGCGCGTGCTCTGTCCAGTATTTGCCGAACCCCTGGTCTATAGTGAGGGTGGCTGACTTTCGGCCTTCCGCAGCTTTCTTGCGAACTTCCGCCTTGAAGTCGCGCTCAACGGTCCGCGCCTCTCGCTCAGTCCGTTTGCGCGTGCTTCGGCAAATCCTGGCACCGCCGAATTGGAACTCCGCGTAATAGTATGGCGACCCTGGCCGTCTGAAGACAGACATTCTTTTGTCCTCGCTAGAAAGGCGTCAACGTCTCGTCGATCATACAGCCGGGATCTGCCGACGCGCGAGAACGGTATCGGGAGACGCTTAACAGTGCGCGTGCTGCGGTGCAGTTCTCCGGCCACCTCCATTATGGTTAGAAGTTCAGCCATCGTCTTCTGTCACTCCCTCTTCAACCGAAAACACGTTTGAACGCGCGTCCAAGCCAAGCGAGTTTCGGTTCCGGGTTTTTCAGATAGCGCTCATAGTCGTCGAGGGTTTTCGCGGGGTTGCGCCCATACCGCATCGTATGGCGGATTGTCCAATTCTCGGCCGGGAGCGGAGCACTCCACCACGATTTGAATCGGCTCATTGCATTTTCCATTTTCTATTCCCCCTCTATTGATTGTGGTGGGAGAGAAGTATCGGATTTCAAGCTGACAGCGTCGCTCCCGGACTCGTTCGAGATAGTCATCGGAGCAGGAGAGTATGCAGCTTGGTAATTGCGGCATGGAAATAGTTCGTGCGCCTTCTCAAATATGGGCGTCATCCATGCGTCTTCGTCAGTGACGGCATCCATTCCATCCAGCGTGTCACCGAGATATTCCATAAGACATGCTGTGCGTTTACCAACGATATCCAATATGCCGCCCATCCGCGGACCGCATTCGGGGTCGCGCAGCATCCGTTCGTAATCGGAATTCACCTTCGAGATAATGTCGGCCAAGGCCGCCACGACTTTGCATTGATCCGCGATCTGCTCTCGCAGATGTCCGTCTGGCTTGATGACTTTCTCGGACGAACCCGAGCGTTCGATGTCAGCTTGATAGGCCATCTACTTCACTTCCTTCTTAGCTCTAGCTACTGCTTCTGAAAGAGAGCGGAGATCGCCGTAGGTGAAAGGTGAAACGGTATGTTGAAGCCTCATTGCGTCTGGGTACGCGCCCTTATCGTGTATGTTCACGAACGGCTCTGCTGCTTTCATCAACTCAGATACTAGGGCTTTAAGGGCGTCGCATTCTGACATTGCGTTCCGTCCCCGTTGCCCCACCACATCAAGCCGATTTTCGAGATTTTCGATTTCGGCTTTAAGGGCGGTGTTCTCGGCTCTGATCTTCTCTACCTCCGAAACAGAAAATATCGTTTGAGAGAATGTGCAATCTTCCGCGACGACTGTGCTCACGTCTGTTCTCCCTTAAGGGTTCGGATGGCTTTGGCTATCTCACGCCCGCTGCTCTTGGGATCGGAGAGAATAGCGTCCGCCACCTTCGCGCACTCGTCGATAGCTCTATCTCTTGCTTCCTTGGCGAGTTCTTCGATCTGATCCCGCGCGAGTTTGATCGTTTCGTCGCGGCACTCTATGCCATCGATCTGTTGATCGCGCTGCTCGGGTGGGATCTCGACACGCTCCATTGGTCCATCGCCCTGGCTGACCCAAACGTGGTCGATCTCAAGTCGAGCTTCGAGCTTCGCAACGCGATCTCTTGCTTCCTTGAGGTCTTGGGTGAGGCGGCCCACATCTGACACTTGTGTTTCTGATTTCATTGGGCGGGTGTCTCCGGCTTATTGGTGCGCTCGGCCGTTAAGACAAAACGGGGCTCTCCCTGATCGCCTATTTCGTAGAGCTTTCCTTTCCAGCCTTCGACGAGGGCAAGCGAAGCGTCATTACCGACAGAAAACCGGCAGATCTCGGCGCCTTCGGTCTTGGCCTCTTGCGCGCAGATATTGAACCAGTCCCGGCGCTCTGCATCAGTCATGGGTTCAGCGGTTTGACGGATATAAAACGGTTCCATTATCTTGTCCTCATCTTCTGCCCGCAACATGGGCACACGTCTTTCAACCTGATCTGCCGCCAGCCACCGTCTCGCTTTCCGAGAAAGCCTTTGTCGGCAAGTTTGTTGAGCATCTTGTGCATCGAGCCTGCGGATTTCGTCATCGTCAGTTCACAAAGCTGATCGAGTGTCGGCGCTATTCCGTGGTCACGCATGTAGGCGCGGAGGATGCGGAGCACGGAGGCTTGAGTTTCGGTTAGCGAAGTGCGTGTCACCATTCCCTCCCATCAGTAGAGGCGAGAGCGGCACGGTCGGATTCGCGTTCGTCATCAGCGCGTCGATTGAGGGCGACGGCACCCCAGCTCATGTCCCGGATATAAACGCACGTGTTGCCGAATTTATCGCGTATATCCTGAAGCTCTTTGATCAGTTCTTCGATCTGAACCATCCGTCCCATCGCTATTCCGCCGTGTCACTTGCATTGGTTGAGAGAGACGCGGTACTAGAGCCGTTCGAGAATTCGCAGGCCGCTCTTTGTGTACCCGCATGGACGCCAGCCAGCGGCAATGAAGCAAAATCCCGGATTGCGAGACCTAACGTCTTTCGCACTGACATAGGTGTAATGCCTGCGACCAGGCCAGACGTAATCAGCGATCGCGTCAGCCTGTCGGACAAGCTCGGACGATAGGAGTGGGCCTTCGTTTCGGAAGAACGCACAGTTGACGCCTTCTTGTCCGCTGTCGTCGAGAAACCGTCGCCAAACAAATCCCGCGTCGCAGCCATCGGTTCGCAAGGCGATGACCTCTCCCGGTCCGACCATTTGGCTTCTCCGGCGCCCGTCTGCGTATCGGTAACAAGAATAGTGGCGCTCATAGAGCGCGATAAGCGAGACATCACCGTCTTTTGTGAGAAACCAAAAGGGGCGTCCATCTACCGTTCCCCCTCTGCTTCTTTAAGAGCGGCACGGGCTTGATCTTTTGCTGCTTGGCAAACGCAGAGCCCGTTCTCGCCCATGTCATCGAGTAGTTGCCAGAGCGCTTCTTTCATCGCCTCATGGCTGGAAAGTCGGACAGGCGACCAATCGGCTGGGATCGGCGCTCCGAGCACTTTCTCACCATCATTGAGGATGCCTCGCGCGCGAAGATAGACGGCGATGGCTTCCTCGTATGAGAGGATTGTCACCGAATGTGCGCGGCGGATTAGGCTCATCGCTTCATCGTGCCCACCAGCGACATGCACTTCATCGCCAACGTTGATTTTATCGAATTCTATAGCCATCAGAACGGAACCTTTATGTACGGCCGCAAAAGCGGTCGGTGTTTCTTCAAAGAAGCTCTCGCGAATAAACGATGGCGCCAATACATCGGGAGCGATGCTCGCCATTCGCAGCGGCGATAGGTGCGAATGTTGATGCGTATGGCGCTCATCTCACCCGCCGTTCTTGTCTTCACTGGTTCAGGCATTGGCGATCTCCAACAGAACGTCGGCGTGGCACGGCTGATCGAGCGCGCAGAAGCACGCGAGGTTCTTACCGCGAAGCTCCGAGAGGTCACGAGCGCCGATAAGCACGAGCCCATTTATCCAGTTGCGGAAAGCGGAGACTGAGCATTCGACGGCTCGTCGCTTGGCTCGCCTGACCGCTGCGCGCTCCTCGGCCGCATTCATGTGCTCGATGGGCTCGCCGGTCGCATCATGGGCTGGGAGATAGGCGTCGAACTTGTACGGGTTTCCCCACTTGCCCGGACGCGTAACTTTCACCGTATTGGGCGGCATCTTCCAGCCTTTGGCGCGCTTCAATTGCACTCGCTTCGGCTTCACTTCCGTTACCTCTGTCATGCAGGCTTCTCCGGTGAGGTGGGGGATACGATGCGGCCGTGCTCGATTGCCGACAGTTCAGCCGGGCTAATGCCGCGTTCCCGCGCCGCTTCGCGAAGTGATTGGTCCTTGGCGACACGCTCATCTCGCATCGCCTTTCCAGCCGCCAGCCGCGCACGGTACTGCTCGTCAACTTCGCCCGTGCCGCGACAAGTGAAGCAATCAACATCCTGAACACCGCCGAACGGCGTGCCATCTGCCCGGTGGCCATCGACAAAGGCCATGAGCTTCTTTTTGCCGTTGCATGTCGGGCAGGGAAAGGTCTTGTCGAAATCGTTCATCTATCCCGCCCTCTCTGTTTCACTGGATTGGGGTTGGGCGCTGGAGCCATAAAAATCTATCGGACAACGCATTTCCAATTCGCGACGAGCCTGCGCGAGCCCCGTTAGAACGCCCTTGAGGAACGCCGCGCGTTCGCGCTGCTCAACCTTCATGCGACGCGGCAGAGGGTCTACGAAATCGCGGTATTTACGGAGTGCGGGCTCGCAGGCGGCTTCTATCGCCAATGCCGCCTCTACGAGCTTTTCGCGAGATATTTTATCTAGGCCGTTCATGGTGCAGCCGTTTCCTTTTGCTTCGCTGCCTGGGCGCGCGACACGAGAGAAAAGGCGTAGTTTTGCGCACCCATGATTTTGTCGAGCATTCGGACTCCAATGGGTGCGGCGAAATCCTTGCAATCGTCGCGACCCCAAAGCTCATTGAGTGCATCGTTGAGTTTCACGATGGCGTCTTCAAGCGCTGGCAATCGGCTGGCGTCTTGGATGATCTCGGCAGCTTTGAACATCCTTGAGCAGGCGACGCCGATCTTGGCGTTTACCGCGTTGGAGCTAAATTCATCAGGAAACGCCCCATCTGAAAGTTCCGCAGCCGACGCCCTCAGTTGCTCTGCCATGTTCTCAGACATCAGCTTTCTCCGCTTGCTTCGCCGCGTCTAGCGCACGCTGGGCTGCGATAAACCGGCGTGCCTCGCCGCAGTATGAGTACCAGCGCGGAGCCACATGAACGATCTCGTCGGAGTCGTAACCGTCTGCGCCGCACATTGCCCGCGCGACAATTTCCATTCGACGGTCGGCCACGTCGGGCGCCTTTGCGATCTCGTCAGACATCTTCCTTCTCCGCTTTATCTTCTTCCCGAGCGATAACTGCGCTCAGAATTGCATCGGTGAATGTCAGGCAGTCGTTGGCGAGAAGCTTTTCTGAACATCCGATTTCGTGCCAAGCCCCATCAGGATGCGGCACCTCATAGATGGCGAAATCCCGGAAGTCGCGACCCCACTCACACCCCGGCAAAACTTCCATCATCAACGCCACGCAAGCATCCAGACTTCCGGTCCATTGGGGGAAGGTCTGCCAATAGGCTAGGCTAGAGTATGTGAGCTTTGACCCGTCTCTGCCGGCGACATGACTCTCGCAGCACTCATGATAGTTTTTTGAATGGCCTAAACCGAACGCAAAACCTATCCGGCCATCAAGCTCTCGATCAGGTCCGGTCGCCTGACGTATGCGTGCCTGTAGAGCTTTTAATGCAGAGAGGTCAGGCATTGACTGCCTCCATCAGAGACATCCAAGCGTCCCGCGTCCAGCGGGCATCAGCGAGCGCATGATGTTCGACGCCGGTTTGCTCAATCAGACGCGTGTCACCCGCAAGCTGCTTGAGATCGCGACAGAACATCGGCCAGCCGTTCGGAAGATCGATCATGCGGCCGAACAATTGACAGAAGGCAACCCAATCATAGTCGGCGTAATAGGCCCAGATTTCTGGTTTCTCGCCAAAGAACGCTAGGAGATCGTCACGCACTTCCAGTCGCGTTTTCTTGTCTCCGGTGAGATGCGGAATGACGTTTGCCTTCACCCACTCGTCGGCACGCGAGAGATCGCATTCCGCAATCTCGGCGTAGTATTCTCGGCCGTCTTCAGACACGACACCGATCGACATAAGATCGATCGTCCTGCCGTCCTCAATGAATTCCGTGTCGAACCAAAATCGCATCTATCTATTTCCTTTTGCGTGCCTGTAGAGAGCGGAGAGATGAGAGGTTCATGGTGTCGCCTCAGCCGCTTCGAGCAGTTCGATCTCAATCGTCCCGGCGCTGATATCGCAGCCCGCATCGAAGCAAATACGGTGCCCGTCGTCAGTCGTAAGAAAGCCAATGGGACCGCAAGGCATCTTCTCAAACTTCAAGATCGTGCCCTCGACCGTTTCGGTGAGCGGGATGCAACCTGTGTGAACGCACATGCAAGGAGTGCTATGTACGATGATCCGCACACGCTTGTTTCTGAGTTCGGCCGCTTTCATTTTCCATTTCCCCCAAGGGTGTGTTGCTGACGCTTCGGTGCTTCAACGCGGCCTGTTCTGTGACTTATGAGCGAGTACGATGCGAGTCATCGCAGCCGCATCAGGACTGACCGTCCAAAGCGCTGCGGCAAGTTCGATAGGTTCCTCAATCCCGTGATCTCGGAACCAGCCCGGCTCGCGTTTCGCGTTCGGAGCATCGATCTCGACACCATTGATGTGATGATCGTGGCAGAGTGGGAGCAGCCACCTATCGGTCGCTTTCCGGCCCACAGAACGTTCAGCCGCAGCGGCGCCGTGCTTCAAATGGTGCGGCTCCGAACCGACCACGTTGCAGCCGGGAATGCAGCACGGAAGTTTTTGGATCGCGAGCTTATGAGCCTCGCTATTCCCCTCCCGTTTCGCCCGCTTCTCTTTTGGAGCCAAGCGTTTTGCTTTTGCTCTTTGTGTGAATGTGGGGCGGAAGTTCCCGTAAATCAGAGGAGTAAGTCTCATCGGTCAGCACTCACATCTGCGTCTGGGTTTGACTCGCACGCCGCGATGTAGCCGCGAACAAACGAAATGAGCGTGTCGTATCGCCCCCAACCGTTTGGCGGGTTGTAGGCCGAGAATTTCACTGGATCGGATTCGAGAAGGGCAAGGCCCGCGCGAAGCGGCTCAATCAAGTCACCTGCTTTCGATATTCCAATTTCTTCTGGGCGCCACAGGTGCATGTAAATACCAGCCGCCTTCGCCATGTCGTTCAGGTTATGCGTGATGTTCGCTGAGTAGACCGAAGTCGGTCTTGTCGCTGTCAATGTTACATCCAAGCTCATGCAGCCTCCCTGATCGCTTCGAGTTTTGCGCCCATACCGATTAAATTCCGGAGCATCTCGAACAATTCCGGTTCTTCTTTTCTGAGACGCATCAGTTCTTTCAAAACCAGTTCGCCCTTCTGCATCCATTCGAGAGTCTTTATGGCTTGCTCTAAGCCTGAACGTGTTTCTTCGTTGCGTGCGGAGGTGAGCACGTCTCTGATGCAAGCGCATTGGAAGGCCAATGATCGAACGTCGCTCATTCCTCAACGGCCTCCTGATAGATCGTGCCGTCCTCAAAGATCATCTCAATGCGGACCTTGGTGCAGCCGTGGTACGCTCTGAGGCGTTCTAGGAAGCACTGGAGCTTGGCATCGGTCATGCTGCCACCTCGAACATATCGATTTGAGCGGGACGACGCGCCTCCCGGACCTCATCGAACTCTGCGCAAACTATTTCGACAGCGGGAGCAACACCGCGCCAATCCCCTCTATGACATTCCGTGTCGATGCCGCAGTTCATTTCCAAACTGATGCCGGTATCAGCGTGGAAGCGCGCATACTCGTCATTTGGGGTCAGTTCGAAAGACTGGCGTCCGCTATATTTGAATGGTGCCGAATTTTGAGGGATGATGAACGCACCGTATTCTCCAAGATCGCTTGCGATGTCGATTACGTGGTATTCAAACGAGCGACCGCTATAGCGCGGTGCGTCGCCATTCCTCTTGGTTGCGCCAAACGGTGGATTGGAAATCACACAGTCGAACCGACCGAGATCTATTGGCAGCGAAAAAATGTCCCCAATGATCCATCTCGCTTCCGGCAAAACCTTTTGCCCAACGGCCACGTAATCCGGGTTAAGTTCGACGCAGGTGATTTCGATAGGATCACGGCCCCAGCAAGATTTATTGAAGGCCATAAAGGACAGGCAGCCGATACCGGCGCACAGATCCAAAACTCGAGTTCCGTGAACCTCGATGGCAAAATCGCGCGCCAACATGACGGGCGTGAAGAATGCACCAGCGGTCGAATTTATATGCGCCGCAGATTCCTGCCAGTTTTCTAGGACAAACCAACGGTCATCTTCGCTAAGACGGTCTTTCTTTAGGAGATCCACCGCCGCAAGGTGCTTCTTGGCTTGCTCCTTAGTTAGCTTGCTCATTCCCGCACCCCTTCCATATCTTCCCCTGCCGCTTTCAAAAGTTTGATGCAGAATAAAGACTCCGCATAAAGCTCATCTGATTTGGCGTAGTCGCCTGCCTTCTTCGCGGCGTTGGATTTCTCCATGAGATCGACCGCCTTGGCCTTTGCATCTGCGACGGGATCGATCATAATTTCATCGATCTCCATGTAGCTTCTTGAGAACGCCACGCTTCGATAAGAGCCGCCGCGGCTTCACGCAGAGCATAGAGGTTGGCCAGCTCGCCAGCGGCCTGAGCGTCTTCCGTTATGGCTTTGACGTAGGCTTCCGTCGTGCGTGCATCTGCTTGGCGTTTGTCGTTCGACGTCTCATCCGATGCTTTGAACATCAGAGCTTCGACGTGCTTGATGTAGTGCTCTGCCAACTTTGCCCGTTCGCGTGCGGCACCAAGTTTACCGGCGCTCTCGGCAAGGTAATCGAGCGCCTTTTGCACGCGGTCTTCGGAGACGATGCGTTGGTGCGCGTTCATCAGGCCGCGTCCTTGGAGTTTGGCACATCAACAAACTCGATCATGTTCAGGCGACCTGCGATCCGCGCCAGTTGGCCGCCGCCTCGCTGATCAAAATCGCCACGGCAGCACACGTCATCCGTCTTGTGGCAGATGAAATGGCAATCCTTCCGGGTGATCTCTCGAATAATCTCTGCCCGTCTCTGGTTGCTGACGATCTTGTTCTTGCCGTACAGGCATTGATCGCAGCGCTGTTTCATAACCTTGAACATCAGTCGTCCTTCAGGTTCTTCCGAAGTCCAGAACAATCAAACCCAAAACGAACGCGGGAAACCGTGCAGTAGGTAGTGATGGCAGATAGCTTGGTTTGAGCCTGTATCTCGTCGAGGTTGTAGCCGTGCCTTGCCATCCATTCTGCGTCTGCTATGCGCTGCCAAAGCTGGCGGGTGTCGTCCACGTCGGCCTCAGAAATGATAGGCCACGGAGGCTCGAACCTGATCGAAGTCCAGGCTCGTGCTGTTGGAATAAACATGGCCAACGGGCGGATCTGAAATGCTGGTCTGACTACCGCCTTCGTCGCCAAAGTCTGTGTGCATCCATTCGACCTTGATGCTCACAGCGTCCGTGAGCCTGTGCTCAACTCCGGCGCCCGCTGTCCATCCAGTGAACGTGTTCGTTCCCTGCTGTGAATAGGCCGGGTTGGCTGACGTCTGCTTTGCTTCGCCGTCGTAGAACGCGAAGCCGCCTTTGCCGTACACGAGCGTATCAGGCGTCACGAGAAAACCGGCGCGAGCTGTGATGTCGCCGTATAATCCGCCATCAAGCGTCAACGTCTGATGCGATGACGAGTCCGATGGGATGATGCCAGAGCCGGAGAGGTCGAGATACGAGAGGTCGCCCTCGACACCAACAACGAAGCGCTGAACCTGAAGATTCCACCCCGCAGTGCCACCAAAAATTCCGCCGTCCGGAGAATAGTCGAACGGCCCCGGACGCACGCCATCTTTGATATTGTCCGTTGTTGAGGCATTGCCCCACGCATATCCGGCGTGCAGACCCAAATAAGGGCCGGTCCATTCTTTGCCGCCTGCAATAGCCGGACTTGCTGCAAGGATTGCAGCGGCAGAGATCGCAATGGTTAGAGTTTTCATGGTTTAAGTATCCCCTCGGTTTTGAAAATTGTTAGGCGGCTTCGGCTATGTGGAATTTCGATGTTAGCTTCGCGAACGTCCCTTCGACTTCGGCAAGGAACGCCGCGGCTTCTCGCTCAAGTTCGAAAATTGCTGCATCGTCACGATGAATGCGTTTAACGAACATCTGCATGTCCGTTGGAAACGTCGGATTGAACGAAACGTAATCGCACCACTTGCGGCCGGTGACGGCCAAACCCCACATCATTTGCGTGATGTACTTGCCGGGGATTTCCTCGGTCAGGAGCGTTTGAAGATGTGCAGCAGCTTGCGGCGCCTTGATCTCCAAGAGTCCGTCAGTTGAGATCAAGCCATCCGGCGAATAGTGCGAGAACCGTATCGTGGGGTGCAAAATAAGCCCCACTTCGATCACCTGGCAGTCGTTCATGAACTCGTAAAGCTGGCGGGCGATGGGCTCGTTATCCGTTCCCGCCTGCATCGCAGCCGTGACGAACTTTTCAGTGGGGCGGCGGGTCAGACGTTCAATGACAAGCTCTGCGGCAAGGTTGGCACGTGAGGCTCCCCATGAAGTCTTGGTTCTGGCAATTGCTTCGTGAAAGCGGGAACCACCAAGACTTCCGAGCCGGGCCTGCTTCCATTCTTCGCCCCCTTGCAAGCATTCGATGATTTTCATAATCAGCGCCCCTTCTTCTTGTTCAGAAGCGCCTTCAATCCGGCGAAGTCTTTGGCGAGAATGTCATTGATCGTTTCGGCGCGAGCGATGTTCAAGAACTTGCCGTGGTTCGCGCCCGTCTCGACAATCAGGGTTTCAAGTTCCTTGGCCTGTTCATTGGTGATCGTCGTCACGAAGTCACGGCCGGCAGCATTGCCATCGTCGTCTCTGCTGGTCGTCGCAACGTTGAACGCATTGCCGAGCACATACCGCTTGCCATAGGTGAATGCCGAGCCCGTGGCGTGCGTCTTGGTCATGACGTCGTTGCCTTTGGCACCCTTGCCATCGGCCGGCATGTCGGCTTGGTAGCGGCGCGAGTGGCCGCCCCTGTGGATCAAGTCCATCACGACGCGGACGTGATCAGGCTTGTCGCTCGGCTCGGAATTAAATGTCGGAGCAAAGCCGTGCTTCGAATAGATCGGGCGCAATGCGCCGTCCAAAGCCTCGAAGGTCGCGTACTTGCTTTTGGTCTGCGAATTGTCGGCGTTTGTTTTTACCGGCAGCATTTCGGCTTGTGCCGCAACGAACGCTGCTGCCCATTCCTTCGCCGCCTGATCGGCTTGCACCCGCTTGTAGAAGTCGAAGGCCTGGTTGACGCGTTCGATCGGCAGCGCGGGATCGGCCATAATGCGCTCGATCATCGAGAACATCGCGGCGCTCTCATTGACTGGCGCGACGGCCTTCTGCTCGTCTTTGATCTTCGCTACTGCACTCATTACACAGTCTCCTTATGATCGAACATTGCTCGCGCTCGTTGACGCCAGCCGAAAGTATTTGCGATCTGATCTGCGATCTGGAACCGCCGCGCGATCACGATGGCCGTGACGTGCTTTCCGAGTTTCTTCTCGCAGCGGTCGATTGCCTTGAGCATTGCGACGGCGGCATCTTCCTCCGGCTCTTGCGGAACGGGTCGAAGCGCGGTCGGTAGTCTATGAATGGTCGCCGTCATCGCCCTAAGATCCTCTCCATCGTCGCTTCCATGCCTGCGAGTTGTCCGACCAAAAGCTGCTGCGCTTCTGCGGCTCGCTCATAATCAAGAATGTCCTCGACGGTCCCGATCGGTGAGAACCAGGCTTCAATTGCTTCCGAGGCTTTCCTGCCCATGCGGTAGGAGCGCTGTTTCAGGTTCTTTATCTGCCGTTCGTAGGGCTTTGCAGCTTGTGCGCGATCTGCTGGCGTAAAGACGCGATCGGCTTCGGCTTGTGAGAGAGGATGGATGGTCATGCCGTGCCCTAAAGATCGTTATAGGTTGCGATTGCCTCGACGGCGTTTGTTCCCTCGTAAACCGCAACCCCGTTAAGGGAGACGCGGTACCCGCCCGCGAGCTTTACGAGAAGGCTCTTGTACTTCCCCGAGCCGGCTTCCGATGCGAACGCGGCTGTGTGCAGAGCCATCCAGTCGTTCAGCTCGGAGAGCGTCACTGTGTGCTTTGTCATCACTCCGGCTCCCACAAATGATCTTCAATCGCTGTCTGGATTGCTTGTGCGAGAGCGTCTTTCTGATCTTCCGTTCCGTTGGGGAGGAAGTGTTCAGCAAGCTCATAGGATTTCGGGTCGTAATTCCCGCGCCCGGAGTAGGTGTAGCGTTCGAGAAGATCAGCGAAGGACAGCATCTTGAGCCTCCTGCTCTTTAGCGAGATGAGCGGCCTCAACCGTTTCAATGTTGTCAGCATCCCAAGCGTCCGTTGCGATGCGAACGGGACGGCCGGGGTCTTTTCCCCATGACGGATTCCAATTCAATCTGATGCTGTTCGCGGTCGTCGCATCACCGCCTTGCTCAACGAAACGAGCCAACATTTCGCGCATTTGCGCTGCGCCGATGGAGAACATTTCCTCCATGCGGCCTTCGGTGAACCCACGATCATCGTCGTCCGGTTCTCCCCAAACTTCGTAGCTCATTGCGTCACTCCATCCAGATCAGGCAAAGACGCGTTTCACAATGGCCGTGGACATGGCCATTCGATCTAGCGACGGTGAAGTGCAGTTTGCCGCCGCACATAGGGCATTCGACCGATCCACTATTGAGGCCGGTATCAAGGATCAGAGAGCGCGCCTTGAACACGCCTTCGAGACGTTCGCCAACCTTGGAACGGAGCATGTCGCGCTCTTCTTTTGTGATGGATGGGTCAAGCATCTTCCGCCTCCGCTTGAGCTAGAGAGGTTTCGCCGCGAGCTTTGGCCGTCGTCAGGCCAAGCTCTAAACCAACGCGCCTGATGCCTTCGCCAATGCCTCGCTCAAACGCCAATTCCAGAGCGTCAGCGAAGACGGGAACGAGGTCGCGAGAGTAGCCGCGCACATGCCCGCTCAATGAGAATGTGTCGCTAAGCTCCTTGAACAATTTCCGAGACGCTTCCTCAGCCATTTGGCGGCCGCGCGCATCGTTCAAAGAAACAGGCGATTTTGTGCTGTCAGACATTGGGTGCCTCACGTGCTTTGAGCATTTCGTCAGCAAGTTCGAACGCTAGTTCCGCGAAGCCATTCGGCCCTGGTATCGCGTAGGGATTCGCTCCTGCTGTGCTCGCCAGCAGTCCGATGATTGCCTGTGCTGCGAAGTAATCGCGAATTGACAACCCATCATTGATGCGGCCCGACGTGTCCGCATGAACGCGAGTGTGTGGAAACGCAGGTCCAC